TTGGAGAAAATACATGAGTGATGAAAAGATTTTTTGTGGCAGTGGAAAGGCCTTCACGTTTCAGAACGGCGGTTCAAAGATAGGCGTTATGCTTGACATGGACATGCTGTCGAAGCACTTCAAGGAACACGGATTCACCACGCAGAACGGAAAACGCATGATGAAAATAGACGTTACTGAAAAGCGTGAGGTTGATCAGTACGGCAAGACGCATATGGTAACGCTGGATACCTGGAAGCCGGACAGTCAGCAGCAAGGAAATCATCAGGCACCACCTCAGAAAGCCGCGCGAGGATCGAGCTTTGATGACGGTGACCCGAACAGCGACATCCCATTTTAGGGTAAATAGGCCATATCCGCACCAGTGAGAAACTATTTTCTCGGCTGGTAGCGGGTAGACCATCAAATATCGTACAGCCCTTGACGTTTACCTGTTCAAGCATTACAATTTGTCTTAAGGAGTATTAAATGCCGTCAACAAGCTTTTCGTTTAATGAGGAATTGAAGATTAGGACAGAGAAATGCCTGAAAGGGAATCAATCGCTGTCACAATTCGCCGCTGTTGCAATGGAAGAGAAAGTTTCGAGAATGGAGACACGGGATAAGCGGTCACGCCGTCAATTACTGATGTCAGATTTCAGGCGGTTAATGGAAGTGATTGCCGATAACAAAGATGAGTTTCGTGAGGCTATTCGATGACCTGCCCCAAATGCGGAGGCACTCGCTCAACGTGCTACGTCTGCCACGGCTCAGCAATAACGGCTGATCAGATGCGGTATTACACCCAGGGTATCGACATCAGGAACTGGCGCACGTCGAACAACTACAACATCCCTGATGTATCGAACCTGTTGAACATCTCGACCAAGGCGATATTTGACGCAGAGAATGGTGTCGGTGAGAATGATTATGTAGTGAAGGCGATAAGGAGGGCGTGTGAATGAAAATCCTCATAGCCTGTGAAGAGAGTCAAGTCGTTTGTGCTGCATTCCGCAAGCTGGGGCATGATGCTTTTAGTTGCGATATTCAAGAGTGCAGTGGTGGGCATCCTGAATGGCACATTGAGGGCGATGCGCTAAATGAAGCTTATAGCGGAAAGTATGAAATGATGATAGGTCACCCACCATGCACCTACATATCCTATGCCGGGACAAGACACTGGAATAATCCAGGCAGGCTTGCGCTAAGGCTTGAGGCTTTGCAATTCTTTGCAGACCTATGGAATGCCCCAATAGACAAGATATGCCTTGAGAATCCCAAAGGGTGCGCTTCCCCCACGATTGCCAAGTATAGCCAATCAATTCAGCCTTATTATTTTGGAGACAGCGAGATGAAAACAACATGGCTATGGATCAAAAACCTTCCACTACTTATTCATTCTGAAACGGAGGATCTGTTCTTTGAGAAAACTCATGTTGCTAAACCAGAGCCGCATAGCATCTTATCATCTGGCAAGAAGACATATTTTTGTGATGGCAAAACGAGAAGTGCCAAGGTCAGAAGCAAAACCTTTCAAGGCATAGCTGATGCAATGGCTGATCAATGGGGGAGTCTATGAAACGTGATCTTGACATCCTCGAAATAATGGACATGGCGACACCGTGCCAATGTGCCGTGTGTGGTAAGCAACTGACATGGTTCCCTGAGAAAGGCTACTATGGCGATCATGCCCATCTACTGAACAACACACGACCCCACCGGATATATTACGGTGAGGCGCTCATATCATCGCCACACAACGGCTTGAAGGTCTGCTCTGACAACAACAACAAATGCAACAATCAGATCGGCATTAACCGTGGATCTCGCCCCCTGCTCGCTGATGATATCGCTGTGAGGATTCGCAGGCTGGACGCTGACGATGAGTGAAGCTGAACTTCAAGCACAGTGCAACGCCTACCTCCGAACGATAGGCGCTCACTTTATCCACATCGAAGCTGGTCGTGGTCGTGGTAATCGCTATATCCATGTCGGTGGTGTTCCAGATATTTTAATATATTACCGTGGAAAGCACGTCCTGGTTGAACTGAAAACACCAAGAGGAACACTGCATGATATCCAGGTAAAAGAGTTTCCAAAGTTTGAAGCACAGGGCTTTCCGGTATTCATTGTTCGTTCATTGGGTGAATTTACTTTACTTATCAACCGATTATTTACTTGACATACTACCTTGCATAGTTTAATATAAGCATAGGAGAGTGATATGCTAAAACTTAAATCAAAGAAAATCAATGCTGTGGTCGTCGATACCGAGACTATGGGCAAGGATGCAAAGACTATCAGGGTAATAGATAACAGCTTTACCCAGCTTCAGGTTGCCCAGTTGATGAACACTGCTCAGGGCGTTTACGGTCGGCTTGAGCTTGGCACTATCAAGTGGAACCAGGCGTATGTCGATTCCTTCAACAAGGCCATCAAGTTTCTTGCCGAGGCCCGTGATGCCTAAACCTGACTATACCGGCTTGCTGGTAGCTGGCGAGAAAGCCATGAGGGAAAAGCTGTATGCTGATGCACACGGTCGAGGTTACGAGGATGTGCCGCTTTACTATGCCTTTCATAGCATGCTTGAGGAAGTCGATAAGGTAAAGGCTGAGTTTCGCAAGCGTGGTCAGATAGATAGCCCAGTAAGGTCTAATTTTACTGAGATGCGTAAAGAGTTTGCAGACACTTGTATTTTCGCATTTATGGGAATATTGGAATGTGATCGTCAGATAGAGAAAGGGAGATCATGATGGAATGGTGGCACTGGTTATTGATAGCGGTGGTTTTATGGGATGGTGCTTATGTGCCATGTCACGTATTGAGAGCGATATGGAGGATCAGCGTGATGGCAAGCATTGATATGGCAGAATGGCGAACGGCTGTTGTCATAATCGCATCTGCTTTCATTGTGGTGGCGCTGATACTTGCCGGTGATAAGTCACGATCCAACGCCGATGCTAAGAATAGAGTCGGGCCTATCCTGAGGCTTATTGTAGGCCTTGTTGCTGGTATCGGTATTATTGGTCTGATGCAGTGGTTGGGCTACGAGTTTACAGGGATGTCGTTTGACTTCTTTATGGGGGAGAAATAAATGGATTATAAAATAGAGAAAGGAATTCCGTTGCCAGTTTCCCAGCGCTGTAAATGGGCAGCTACGATTTCAGATATGGAAATAGGTGATTCAATATTGCTGAGCCTAAAAGATGCCGTAACATTTGCCGGTGCTGTTTACAGAATTAACCCTGGGTTTAACATTACCAGGAGAAAGCAGCCAGACGGTAATACTCGGATATGGGCTATCAAGTAATTACTTTTGATTCCACTTTGTCGCGACCTTTTCAGCTGATCTTCCCACTACATACCCGCCAATTCCGATCTTGAGTACACCCCATATTTCGGGTGACAGTGCAATCGGGAATATACCAAACTGATTAACCAGGATTATCGCCACAAATATCAGCATGGTAATTGGTCGCCAGGATCTTTGAAGCCATGAATCACCCTGGGCCTCGGCGATTATTACCCCGGCCTGGGCCTGCTTAACCTTGCTTTCGATTTCAAGCACTTTGGATTCCAGCTCTGCCTGCTTATCTGGGCTTAACTCAGCACCCTTGATTGCTGTCCTGAGATCCACCGCAAGCGAGCCGGCGCCTTCCATAGCACCCTTGATTGTATCGCCTGATGGTGTGAATAGTTTCGCTAACTTTTCAAACATGACTACGCCGTGTCAGCTTTTATCTTGCCAATTGCGGTTGCAATAGTACCGATTACGTTCAACACGATACCGACAATATCATTGATATAACTGGCATCTTTACCGCCAAACCACAGCAACGCGCTACCTGCTGCTATTCCTACTACTCCACCAATTACCATCCATTGTTTCTTGTCCATGATTTTCTCCTATGCTTCAAATAAAACGTGTATATAATTACCATATCCCGAGTCAAACCCCTTGGCGATAACTTCACCCTGGGCCGATCGGTTCCAAAATATATCATAATATGCGTCTGTGATATGCCGGTTCTCAGGAACAACATCGAATGCAAGGTGTAGTTTTTTTTCTGATCGCAGGTATAAAGGATCCGCATAGCCGGTTGTAATCAACAGCTCAGTACCGAACAGATCTGCATCGATGAACCAAGCAAGCTGCCGAGGCGCTGACATCACAACACCTGATTCGATATCGCGCTGATGATAGACATGCTGAATCTTGCCGTGGATGCAATCGATGTGCAGATGATTGCCGTGAGATGCACCAGTATCGCCCATGCAACCCACGAGATCGCCGGTACTGATAGTCTCGCCGATCCCGATTACAGGGATTGTTTCAAGGTGTGCATATCTGACGGTGTACTTCAAACGGGAATCCCTCGCATATATGACAAGCCCATTAAGATGAGAACCGCAATTGATACGCCGATGCTGACAACCACGCCCCAATTTGTACGGCCTTTAATCAGCGTGTCAAGTTTTTCCTCAATGCGGATAACCCTGGTCTGTAGCCCTTCCTGTCCGTTGCCTTTCAGGATGTGTTCGATGTCCACTATTCTGCTTTCCTCTGAGCACTTGAATGTCCCGTCTCGTCGTTCGCTCCCGTCATAAACTGAACTGTCCATCTTCATTCCTTTGAAGTATTTTGATTCATATTTCGGCATTTTAAATCCTTTATAATTTACCCTGTCAATGATCTTCCATAAGGAAATGATAGAGAGAAGCCGAACCGGTAGACTCTCAACTCATCATTAAACGTATCAAAATAAGCAATATCTGTTCCGTTCAGTGACCCAAGTGCAGGGAATCCAACTGAGGTCAATCCCGTTTGCCCTGCATCGGTTGTTTGTGCCCATGATGAACCATCAAATCTATAGATTCTCAATTGATCATTAGTCGCATCAATAAAAGCAATGTCCGTCTCATTTAATGCTGTAATTGATGGATAAGTTATTGTACCAAGATTTAGATCACTCCCGACTTGTGCCCAGTCTGTGCCATCAAATCTATAAGTTCTTAAATCTGCATTGGTCTCGTCTATAAAAGCAATATCAGTTTCGTTTAATGCTGTAATTGAAGGATTATTAACACTTGATATATTAAGGTCATTTCCTAATTGTGAAAATGTAGTACCCCCAAATCTATAAGTTCTGAGGTCATCATTAGCATCGTCAATATACGCAATGTCCGTACCATTTAATGCTGTGATTGAGGGATCTACAGCACTGGTAACTGACGTATCACTCCCGACTTGTGCCCAGTCTGTGCCATCAAATCTATATACCCTAAGAACGTCACTATTCCCATCAACCCACGCGATATCTGTAGAATTCAACCCTGTCACATCAGGAGTGGCACCTGTTGTTGTAAGCCTATTTCCAACAATTGCCCATGAAGTACCATCAAACCGATACATCGAGAGCCGAGGATTAGGATCAGCAAATGCTAACGCTATATCAGTTCCATTAAGAGGAGCAATGCCAGCAATTCCACCAGCAACAACGGAAGTATTAGTACCTATCTGACTCGGCCAACTCCATTGAACGCCACCGGCCCCGTATCCTGAGAACTCAAGCCCAGAAACTTTACAGGCACCAGCAGCGCTGATAAAAAACCCAGGCTTAGTACCATCATCAACCGCACCACTTTCATCATATCGATCCCCTCCGCGTAATGACCCGCCGGTCTCTACTTTAATATACTGTGCAAATAGAGATTGGATCAATGCTGTCACGGCGGCTATGTTTGTAAAAAAGTTATCAATCCCGTAATCGGAAGCTGCACCAAAACTGTTTGCCTCTGCCCATGCGACATCTGACAATGATTCAACAAGTTTACCCTGTAGTGCGGTTGCCGATGATGTAGTGATCCTTGCGGCGGTTCCGGCATTATTGTAATACACGCCCCTGGTAATTGCACTTCCGGCGGTTCCGTATAGTAACCACCAATCGCTATAATTGGAAGTTGGATGTGAGACGGTATACCGGCCAATATATTTCGGGGCCGTGGTGGGTATCGCCGCCTCAACAGCTTCGGCATATGTATTATCAGTCGGTTTATATTGAGGAGTGACGCTTACAACTTGCGGAGTGATTGGAGTCGGGACATCAACTATTCGTAAATCGAAATCAATTGTATTTTTGTCGAGATTGTACAACTTTCCCAAAACTTCACACTCTACCGTACCAAGCATGGTAGTATTCAGCCGGTCAATTTCTGCCTCGACGACCTGTCCAATCTCAATCGCATAATACTCCATCGGAACTGTAACAGATAATTTACCATGAATACCGCAATAGTAATCAAGAATATCGGTTGCAAAGCTGGCCGCCGCCGTTGCTGTTGGTAGGTATGTCTGAAACTTCTGTTCCCGGTATATTCCGGTTGAAGCATAGACAGATGCCTCCCTGGTAGTGTCTCGGCTCAAGTCGGCATAGTCTTCAATTGCCAAATCTTCCTGTAAACCGCTCAATACAATAACGCTTGAAAGCACTTCAGAAGAATCATAGACAATTGAATACTCATTCATGATGTCGGCTTTTTTGATAGTAGTGGTTGCGGTGGCTCCCTGGTTGATATACCGGAATGAATACCGGCCATCAGGCTCAATCGTGACATTACCGAAAGCGGATAAAGATGCCCCGGATATTATTTGGTCGCCACGCTTTAACGGTTCGTCTGCCCATATCGTCAAATCAGGAGCAAGCGCCGCCGCCGCGTCCCAGGCTGTCGTGTCAAAATAAGTATCGTTGAAAGCAATATTAGTATCAGCAAGTAGGATAGTTTCCTTGATAACTGTCAGGGCGTCAATTTCCTCCCAGAAATCATCAATCTCAGTATCAAATATTTTCCTTCTGTCTGACACCGTTAGATTAGCATAGGTTTCTGATATGGTCGCGGCTTCAACATATCCAGTATAAATATTCACAAACGTGCTGATATTCATGTCTTGAAAGCCGTAGTATATCCGCACTTTGGAGCCGAGGATATTATAATCTTCAAGCAGTGTATCAAGGTCGCCGTCTGCATTTATCAAAGTAATCCCGGAGGATGAATATTTTAGTATACCGAAAAACTGCAAATCCCTCGATGACGCAATTGCCGGGAGTGAAAACAGCCGGCCCTCATATGGAACACTTGCACCAATCGGAGTAAACTCAGTTGTCGCAAACCTTCCGGCATATCCAGCATCAACGCTGTCAACATGAACAAGTACAACCGGCTGGCTAACCGCCTTAGTTATTTCATCGGCGAATGACATTACCGTTCTTCCTCAAGCACAAGATTCCATGTCCACACCATCCTTCTGGTATGCATAAACTCAAAGTCGCCATCTATGCTTACATAACACGGTTCCACAAGCTGGTATGATCTGATCGTGTCGAAGTTACAGAATATCATGCTGGAATGATTACCGACCGCATCAAACATCGTAGCCAGGCTTTCAATCATGGCTTCCTCAGTCGGCGGAAATGATAATTCAAACCGTCTCCACCCTTCCCCGATAACAGACCATTTGTGCCGATCCTTTCCATGAATCACGGTGTCAGATCGCTTTTTGGAAACCTTGAAATCGAGCAAACTTGACGGGCTGATATCAAGGTATTGCCCAATCCACGGCCTACCGATCTCGATATAGCTTCCTGTATTGTTCGGGTCACTCAGTGAAAACTTGACGTACTGCTTTTGGGTGCGTGTCAGGAAATATAGTATTGTATCAGCATCCCATGTCATCGTGCTTTGTATGATACTGCCGCCGGTTGCGGTATATTCCCATGCATCGTAATCGTTCGCCTGAAAGGTTATCTGTGCGCCCTCGGACAAGTTATGGCCCATCAATGCCACGGTGTCAAAGTCAAACTTGCCCTGATACTCAAGGTCAAGCATTGCGGTTTTCTTTGCGAGTGCGTCGGTCACGTCGTCGGAGGATGTGATTGTTTCGGTGAGTAGACCGCCGTATATTCGGAGGTATTCATAACTAGAATTGGCTCTTAACGACCCCGTTCCGTCCCACCCAACAGATAAAGTCGGGAATGTTGAACTCTTTATATCAGGTGTCGTACTCCATGTAGTATCCTCTGCCATATTTCCATCTTCTGTTATTACTATAAATCGCGATGTATTTGTACCAGATGTCGTATCGATAGACCCTGTGATTCTGATTCTTTGATTTATATCAAGAAATGACGATCCATCATCAAACTGACTTGATAACATTGAGGCGTTATTTGTCCCATCTTTATATCTGATAATCAGTTTATCTATTGATGGATCATATTGTAATCTGAAAAAATTATTTGCACCAATGAGCCAAGTTGCAACCCTTTTAAACTCACTTGTATCATACGCAAACTTTGGATCAATCATCATATCAAATATAAACTTGTCCGGCATGACAAACGCCTGATCAATCACATCGGCGGAGTGAGTACCAGACACGAATGGATACATGGTCATCTGGTCGCTATCGATTAGTTGCACTTCTGTCCAGTAGGTATATTCAGCATCGATAGAATTGTTCGATCCTAGGCATTTCACTTGCACATCATCAGTCAAGTTCCCTAATGCGTCACACTGAAAAAAAAGCTGTAATGTTTCTGCATCGATCCATGTATAATCTATTAGAGTCCCTTTAGTCGCAACTGCGGGTACTGAGCCATAATTATCAAAGTCTGGCGTTAATGCAAATATATTTACACCGCCTGTTGAATTCAATATTGTGATTTGTGCCGTATTCCCTGTACTCGACCCCTTCCTTAATATCACGCTTCCTGTCAATACGAGGTTTGTGAACGATGTCGTGAATGCCTGATATACAAATCCAGCATTTGCACCGCTATTGATAACTCGAGTAAACGCATTCCCATTGATTGACAATGCTGTTGCCGCGTCGGTGCTGTTCGTGTTCGTCCAATTTGCTGTAGTCAAATCAGTTGGATCAGCAACAAGATTCGTATAAGCATCACCGATGAAATTAGGCTCACCGCCTGCGTCAAAAATCAAGCTCTGCGAGGTTGCCGCTGTTGACCGCCACCGTGTTGAAAGCCGTTGGTCCTGCATGTTCGCAACAGGGTAAGCCGCGTTTGTGGTCAGTGCTGTCATGTTCGTTGCTACCAGATCATCAATTAAATTGTCATATATAATTCTCATACTACCGCCCTCGCTGATATTAAGACTGTCCCGTTTCTACTCGCCGGGAATATTTTTTCAAGTATAGGTTTACTATCAAGCATCACCTGTAAATGTGTCATGCCTTCAGAGTTGCTTGCCATGGCATTTTTTTCAAGGAAACTTTCAAGCCTATCAAGTGGGAAAACTACCTCAGGAATCCCGGCTTCCGCTATTTTCGCAATCGTACCGCCCACTTTCGGCATAACAACTCCACCGGCGGCAAGCTGAACCGGAGCAGGAATTGATATTGATGAAACAATCCCTTCAAGTGATGAGAATTGAGATTCAATTGCTGCAATGGATGCTTTTCCGGATTTTGTCCAACTAAACGGAACGTCGCTTATCGCGGCGGCTTCGGCAATCCCGATTTCTGCAATTTTTATAGCTTTATTATTTATTGCTAATTGATATTCAAACTGCGCCCGCGCGTTCATGTAATCCTTTTCTGCTTGTGCCTGTTCATCGAGAATTAACTGTCGTTTTGTTGCGAACTCTTCCTCGATCGTTAGCCTATCAAGTGTCGCCTGAACCCCGGCAAGTTCTGTTTCTTTTTCAATAGCCGTTTTTCTCCGACCGGCTGCCCATAGGTCACTAACTTCCTTTTGTAGTGCGGCCTCTTTTTCCTGTGCCTCTTCCATTGGTGTTTTTACACCATACCCAGCGGCTTCAAGTGCTACCTGTTCTTCTTTATCAAGATCAGAAAGCTTTTTATCGCTAATCTTTTTTTCATGCTTATATAATGTATCCAGATTTTTCATCTGTACTGACAGCATCATATCACTGATTTCAAGAACTCTATTGGCGATTCCTTGCTGTACTGCAACTATCCTATTTTGATATTCTTCAACTGCACCGATGGCCGTTCCTACAAGCCCCAGAAGTTCACCAGCAACAACTGTTTCGATTGATCCTGCTTCTTTCCCAACTGCTGAGACAGTATTACCAAAATATGTAAATGCACCCGCAATGTCTCCAGATATCAGGTCTGCAACTGCTTGGCCCAATGATTTTATGGTTTCCAATGAATCTATTTGTTGATCGAATAAGTCTTTTTGTACTTTTTGTTGTTCTATTTGTTCTTCTGTTAGTTCTTCGGTTGCATCCGTAAGGTCATCAGTAGCAGTTATAAGCTCTTCGGTAACGGCTGTTTCATCTTTAATTCCATCGATTGCACTATTCCGGAACTCTTCCTGCTTATCCATAAAAGCGGTTTCTTTTCTATTTGCCTCGTCTCTAATTTTTCTAGTTACAGCTTCAGCATCTTCTAACAATTTAAGCCTATCGAATTGTACGCCTAATTCTTTGTTTTGATCTTTTGTAAACCTGATCGATTCAGATGCTGAATGTACCCCTGCTTTCACTTCTCTTTCATGCAGTTCAAGTGCGTCCTTCCGCATCTTAATTTTGAGTTTTGTCCCTTCGATGTCCTTTAATACTCCGGATGTAATTAAAGTATCTATATTGGCTAACCGCCGAATAATGTTTTCCTGCGTTGCACTGATAACCGCATGTTCTTGCTCTGCCGCTTCAGCAAGCCGTTTTTCTTCTGTTGCAGCATCGGCTTTCTTTTTTGCAACTCGATCCATTGCCTCTTGAATTCGCTGTTGTGTTGCCTCTCTTACTGCGTCTGCTTCGGATTGTTTTCTTGCGGTTTCTTCAACTATGGATTTGTTTTCTCTCTGTGCCCTAACGATATTTCTAGCAATTAATAATTCTTTTTCTAATATCTGTATGTCGAATAAGCTGTATTTTGATCCTACCTCCCCGACATCTTTTTTTATTATTTTTAGTTGATTTTCAAAATATCCCAGTGCCTCGATGTTTTCATCTAGCGATTGATCATATGTCACGTTTCTATTTTCTGCAAACTCAGCAGCGGCTTTTTTTGCTTTATTTAGCGCAGAGACGACAAGAAGTATTCCAGCAGCAACAGCCGCCCCAGTCAAAAATAGAGGATTCGCCAACATTGCTACATTTAATTTGATAACGCTTGCTTTTAATAAGACAAACCCTGCTCGCAATTTCGGCAGAACAAGGACAAGTTTCCCAATTCCCAATACAACCGGCCCAACTGCGGCGGCAACAAGACTGAACGTTATGATCGCCTTTTTTTGTTCGTCGTTAAAATTAGAAAACCGCTTTGCAAATTCAGTCAGGTTTTGGGTGATATCCTTCAAAGCAGGTAACAGCACTTTCCCGAAACTGATTCCAAGTTGAACGGCCTCATCTTTGAGCGTTGAAAGTTGCCCGGTTAATGTCTGGCTCCCTCGCTCCATACCACCGAAAAATTGACCACCCTCTGAAGCGGCAGACTTGAAAGCATCGGCTAGTTCATCTGCTGAGATAGCGCCGTCCTCCATCCGCTTTTTCAACTCAAGCATGGACTCGCCGGTTTTATCAGCGATTACCTGTAGAGGATTGAAACCGGCATTGATCATCTGCAAAAGATCCTGGCCCATCAACCGCCCGGCACTGGTAGCCTGTCCATAGGCAAGAGAAAGGCTTTTCATTCGCTCCGCATTACCGCCGGACACATCGCCGATAGCCTGGAGTGTAGGCATTATATCTCTTGATTCAACACCAAACTGAATCAGCGTTTGTGTTGCTCCGGTGAGGTCTTTTAATCCGAAAGGTGTTTTTGCGGCAAAGTTTGTCAGATCTTTGAGCATGTTTTTGGCGGCTTCCGCGCTTCCAAGCATAGTCGTAAAAGCGGCCTCGGTCATTTCTATATCAGCGGCGGCCTTAACCGATGCGGCAGCTATTCCCAGGATTGGGAGGGTTACAAATTTAGTAAGGGATTTGCCAGTTTTAGCTAATGTCTCAGATGCTTTTTTAAATCGTTTTTCGACATTATCCATGGACTTGTCGAAATTGGAATTGTCACCGAGTATTCTAACAACCATATCTCCGATTTTAGTAGCCATCAAATACTCCCATATTTATGCCGCATATCTTCAGCCTGTTGCTTCTCTTTCTCGGCCTCATTAACCCCATCTAAAATATCATCTCTTATCTTTTTTAACTCACTTGCGCTTTTATTTGCAAGTTTGCTTTTCCCTTCTTTACCGTTTTTTATATCCATTGCCTTATTATGATACATAACAATCTGTCCAATCGTCATATTCCACAGCAGATATTCTTTTGTTGCCCACGGGAAAAGCATTGCCATTGACACGAACAGGCGACCAAGTTCTATTTCGTTTTCTTCTTCTGAACCTTGGCCGCCTTCTGAGGGATTTCGATTCCGGCGTATGCCTGCGTTAACGCATCCTGTATTGCACTAGACATAGCGCCGAGCTGTTGCGGACTAACATTCCCTTTAAACCACTTCTCATCAAGTTCTGGATGCTCCCAGGAACAGAAAGCTACACACAATCTGACCGATAACTCGAAAGCCTTTTTAGCCTCATCGCCGCCAGCCTGTACGTCTTGCCGATTAAGACCGACAATTTCTTGCATGATAATATCAATGTCAAACGTTATCCCGCAAGGAATAAACGAAACATCAACTTCATGTCCACTGAGTTTAATAACCTTTTTATCAGGTCGTAAAACATCCAGATCAATTACATTCATTTTATGCCACCGTTTTTGTAAAGATTGTACCCGCAGTCAAATACTGCTTTGCCGTAATACTGAAAGTATACACGTTTACAGGGTCGGTGTCATTATCTGATTTCGGCGACATTGACCATCCACCATTGAGAAAACAGTTGTTTAGAACAAAGGTCGTGGTCTGTGTTGATCCAGATGCAAGCTTCCTGGTATTGACCAACTTGATACCTTTGGCTGTGAGTACGGTTGTCTGTCCACCGACTGTAGCGCTGCCACTGGTTCCGGCCATTGAACCACCGCTCAATATAGAAAACGATGAACCGTCATACTCGATAACCTCAAGATCAACCGTTGCCGTCTCTCTTGCGATTCCCTGAATCGGGTCGACTGCATTAGCGGCCTGACTGGTAAAGTTTTCAGGATTGTAAGAAAACCCCGAAACGTTCCCAGCTCCCATGTTTACCCATGTACCCGCGGCAGTTGTTCCCGCCGCTGTAGCTACATAGATAGCGTAGTTTCCGACCTCGACTTTTGAATCGGTAACCGTTGAATTCTGATAAATTGCCATACTTCCTCCATCTTAGGTCACCGTCGATGTCGGGTAAACTACCGTTATATCGACTGGTGAATTGTACGTTTCTCCATCTGGTTCAAATATAAGCCCACCGCCTGTTTGTAAGGATGAACTTATTATTGAAAACCCAGAAACATCGCCTTTCATCCCTCGTCCTGAAGTACCATGAAAGGTATCTATAACATTAGTAGCCAAATCCAGCGCAGTTGCAGCCGTCACAGCCCTACAGTTGATCGAATAATACTGTGAGTCCATTCCGTCTTTCCGTCCGCCCCCTGGCATTCTAAAAAAATTGATACACGGAACAACCGTGCTTTCCGGTCGCATCCCGTGATATACCCTGGTTGATGTGATCGCTGTAATCGCCGTTGTTTGCAACAGTGTATACCCGATCATCTGGTCTGCTGTCATAACAGATCCTTTAAGAATTCTTGTTTACCGTTTCGAGTCCATATTATTGGTACTTGACCATAAGCCATATTCAAAGCCGGTCTTAGATACGGTTGTGCATTCATGCGTTTTGTCCCGTATTCGACATAAGGAGCATAATCAAGCGCTGATCCAACAAGAACCTCATCGTCTGATCTCGGCTGTTGAATCGGCTTTAACGTTTCTACCTCATACTCATGCATGGGAACTTTATCAGCAAACTCGCTCGGACTATCAAGATCCGTAATCTTATCATTGCTCGCGTTCTGAATACTCGCAGCAAGGTAGCCATAGTTAACAGCGCACAATTGCTTTGCATCCGACATTACGACCATTCCAATTTCGTACAATGATTTCTCTTTTAGTTTCTTCGCTCTCTTTTTGATCTCATCAGCAAAGGTTTTGGTCTCGATTAGTGCCATTTGTCCAGCGCGAGTAAATGTAGTTTTCATGATTCACGCTCCATTCCTATCATCGTCAAAATACCCCTGTTGCTTACATCGTCTTGATGCCCGACAAGATTATACACAACGCTGTCATAAGTTGCCGTTTTATCGTCATCCGTAAACGTATAATCACCGGTTACAATTACCAGTACATGCGTTGACGTTTTGGCGATTTTATCACTTATCCGTCTGTCACCTTGCATGGGCGACCATATCGCAGCAACACTTATAATAGATGTGGTACTGGTTGTCACAGGATCGCCATAAGCGTCCGTTGTCGTGACTGTCCGTGTGATTGTGATCCCTGATAAATTAAGATGACTGCGTAGACTCATATCATTCTTACCACAGGTGTCGGCAACATCCCCAGGATTTCATTCGGGTAACCATATATTCCCAACCCCGGATCATCAGAATAACTTTCGCTAAATGGGCCAAGTGTAAAGCTCTTCACCCCGGGGGATCGTTTAGACCGTTTGTCGTAGTCATATTCAACCATCAATGCAGCTGCCTGTTTTACAGCAAGCGGCCATTTTACAACTGAGAACAGTATCGAGCGGCCAGATAATTCATCGACCACATCACCCACTGATACTGTCGCGGTCTCATCTGAAAACCCACTCACAGTATAGTACCCGTCATTCCGGTAGCTGTTTACAGTAACAATATCGTCGTCAGCAGCAAAGCCGAAATCAACCCAATCATTAGCATCAAGTACAATCGTTCCGGCAGTCGCGTTGAATGTGCATGATGCCTGCACCATGAGATCAGTACCGAAATCGTTATTACATATCTGAATGATACGTTCCTGAACAATCGGAATTAGCCCTGATGTCGTAATCGTTGCAGCGCTGGCGGTGATGTTAGAATATACGGTTACCTCAGTTGCTGTTATCAGTGCCATAATTTAATCCTCTAACCAGATCATTTTTAGTACGGTTCTGCATGATGCCGCATCTGCTGTAAATCTCATCAGATAATTTGTACTTGGTTTTAACAACCATACTTGACTTACAGCATCACCCCCGGAAACTTCTTTGAATCCAGTTGAACCGATAACACTTATTCCGATAGATGTTCCGACCGTTGCTACAGTCGGATCTTTTACAAGTATTGTATCACTTGTGGTTGTAACATTTCTGTTTGCATTTTTGGCTGTTATAGTAGTTCCTGCACTTGCAACTGGGCCCTCATAGAATCGCGCCAGCCCTGGGCCGTTAGTATTTGCAGATAAAGTAAGGTGTACATTTTGAGATGTCGAAGTCGTCATCATAACGCTTAAACTACTACCAGCCCCAATAACCTCAAACGTTCCAGATCGATATATTTCTCCTGAATGGA